AAATCTTCTCTACTCATACTTAACCAAAAACGGTTATTGTCATAAGTAACATCACCAAAGTATTGCTCAACTATAGTATCGATAACATATTGAGGGTCATTTTGGTAACGGTGTTTCATAACATCCGTAAGATACCCTTCATCAATTAATTCTTGTTGGAACTCATCTAATAAATTTTTCTTATCTAAAAAATCAATAAATAAATCTACTTTATTAGTAAAATAATTTTTTATAAAGTTTTCTAACCCTATGTCTTCTATAATTGAAAGGATATCCATAATTGTTATTTTATTATAAATACAAAAAAGGTGGGATTTCTCCCACCTTCAAGACCCCTAATCTGACCACTTGTATTATTTTTTATCGTAATATTTCTCTACTGTCTTCTGTATTGCTGTTTGAACGGCCTGTTGATTAGTGGTTTGAACAGTTTGTTGTTGTGTCTGAGGTTGATTTTGGTTTTTGTTTTTACATCCGCATCCCATGGTAGTTGTCTATTAGAAAGTTTATACTATTATAAATAGTGGTATAATAAATAATATAAAGTCAAAATAATAAATCAATTTAAAAAAGACGAATATTTATCTTAAAAGTATTTCATGAAATTCTTAAAATTAATATTAAGTGAGGGGAGACGAGAAGATTTCGTTAGACAGTTTAGGGGTAAATTCTCTAATGACGATTTGAAGAAAATCGTTATGTTCTCACAGGATATTGCAACTAACAATAAGTTTCTTTCTTTTTTGGGTAAGGCATTAAATCCTCAAGATGTGGAGGGTCAGTTCAATAAAGCCAAAGAATTGTTAAATCAATTCATTAGATATCAAAGTGTATTAGACCAAAAGGATATCAACCAATACGAGACATTTGAAGATATTGAAAAAGCCGTTAGTGCTCACGAGAATAAGGTAAGAAGAGATGTTGTTAAGTTAGATGGTGCTGACCAGGTATATGAGGATGACCGATACACTATTGTTACACCAAAGACACACAAAGCCAGTTGTTATTATGGTGCAGGTACAAAGTGGTGTACTGCCGCTATGAATGGAGATAGTCATTTTGACCGATACAATGAAGATGCGAAGTTATTTTATATTATAGATAAGAAGTTACCTTCTGATAATAAATTCTACAAGGTTGCACTTCTTCAGAAGTACGATGGGGACCAAACTTTCTTTGATGCTCCTGACCAATCATTTAAATCAGGTTGGATTTTCGGAACACCTGAATGGGAGAAGATAAATTCGGTTATTCAAAAGTATATGACTGATAACTATTCTCGAGAGATTGCCATATTTGCCGATGCTGCTGAAAAAAGAAAAGAAGTTGAAAGAATTCGTGCACAAAGAGAACAACAAAGATTGCAAAGAAAAAGAGATGAGCAAAGAGAAAGAATGGCCAATGACGAATGGAATTTAGAAGAAAACTTGGGTGACGTTGAAGTTGAAAAGGTAAACGCTATCTATCAAATGTTACAAGATGATGATACTGTTGTGGGTGATGAAAACATTTATTATTTGGTCCCTGCTGATTATTCTCATCATGGTTTGGATACCTATGAATGGACTGGAGAAAATGAGACATCAACAACATGGGCTGTAGGTACATGGGATGAGGTGTATGAGGCGGCAAAAGACCAAGTACAAAGTTTATGGGATGATATGGGAATGGAAGCATTCAATCAATCATTTATTGAAAACCATCTTGATACGGATTCATTGTATGAATGGGCGTATGAGTTCTTCTATAGTGATATTACTGATTCACCTGAGAGCTACTTCGATGAAGATGATTTAGGATTATCAGAGGCACAAAAAGACAGAATTAGTAATATTGAAGATGAGATAGCTCAATACGAACACGAACAATACATGTTGGATGATGACAGAGAAGATTATGATGAATTATTTGATGATTTCCAAGATAAGATTGACGAGTTAAATTCAGAAAAAGACGACATAGAAAGTTCTCCTGAAGGTGAAGCTAGTGAAGAAATGATTGAAAACATGGCAACCGAGAGAGCTCAAGAAGCCAAAGATGACCCATCTGAATTTATCCGAGATTGGGGATTAGATATTAGTAACTTCATTGATGAGGATTCCTTAATTGAAGATGTGGTAGATTCTGATGGTATAGGTCCCACTTTAAATACTTATGATGGTACGGACTATGAAGAAAGAATAAATAATACCTACTATCACATTGTAAGGGTAGATTAAAGGTTCACTATTCAAGTTTTATTTATTATGTTTTTCTTCAATAAAAAAAGATTGAATGAAAACGAATTGGATTTTTAAATCACCAATAGATTTGGAACATAAACAATATGTTCTTTTGGATTATTTACAAAAAGTTGAAAAAGAGATTACTGATTTAAAATTATATCCGGCGTTTCAACAAATTACCCTACACTTAGCTAATGTTAACTTAGCTCAAAATAAGACACAATATCTTACTATCATACCTAAAAATGTGGAACCTGACCAAGAAATACTATTGTCAGAAATAAAATATCATTCACCAAGAAATATTACTGAAGAAGACCGTGAGGTTATAAAAGACATTGTTACATATTCAAAAGAAAGATTAACTCACGTATTTCTTATTGCAAAATCATTATGGGAGATTGTTAATGAATCTATTTCATTAAACCTAATAAAAAATTCAGAACAGATAATGACAGGAAGTGGATATTTTAAATTCACTTATGATAATAAATTGTATGTCTATGAATATCGTTTGAGGTCAGAAATACCTGATGATTTATCAACACAAAAACTTTTTGTAAATGAAATTTATTGTGGTGAACCTAAAGGACTTTATCAATTAACAGTAGACAATACAACATTTTTTAACCCTGATATAACAAAAGAAGATTTGGTAAAATTACTTCCATTATTTGAAGTTAATATCGACCAAAAGTTTCCATTGAAAGAAAGTTTATTACCATTAATTAAAAGAAAGGTGACCAACTATATTTTACAGACGGTCAAAATAAACGAAATAAAAGAAATCACAAAAGATGGAAATTGAAAAGATAATTCAGATGATTAAGGAAAATCCAAACGATATGGAGTTGGGTAAAAAAATCAGGGAGTACTATTGGGACAATGAAGAAACCAGATAATGTAGTTTGGAACAAGGACTCACAGAAATATGAGGCATCCATTTTACCTTATGGTACAAATGTTTCTGCACCTGCAATCAAATTAGATGATGTTGGGGCATTTAAAGAACGAGGGGTTAATAAAGTACAAAAAACATTCAACGCAAAGTACAAAGAACTGGTAGATGAGTACAAAGATTTATTAGATTCGGTTAAACTAAATAACCTAATTTATAATTCAAAATATTCATTTGAACCGGTAATTGGTGAGACCTATCATTTATATGAAAGAAATAATGGTGAATGTTTCTTATCTTTGATTGGTCCATCTGAATGGAACATGAAACACATAACGACAGTCACACTTAATTCAGAACACAAATGGGTTTTAACAAGAGATATGTAACCAGAGAAACAATTCTAAGAACCGATGAGTCAAGGTTGGATAAACTATTCAACGCTGATGCGTTAATCATGGATGTTTGGGCATCAAAGTTCCGTGAATTGTATAGTGCAGGTTTAGCAAAAGACGAAATTATTTTTCTATTCACTTACTGATAGTGTTTGATATTCACATAAACTTTGTGTATATTTTCAATAAAAGATTATGAAAACACTTAAAAACAAAACAACTGGAGTTATTAAAAGAGTGAGTGATAAAGAAGCTCACCAAATGGTTTCCGCGAGTTATTTGGGTTGGGAATACACCTCAAAAACAGTATGGAAAGAAAACCGTAAATCTTCACCCACAGTGGTTGAGAGTAACGAAGAAGGTAATGTTGTTAATGAAATTAACAACAATTTGTCTGATAAGAAAGTGAGAAAACAACGTAAGGAACAAAAACGTCAAAAACATGAATCAAGAAAATAAAGATATGATTAGAATTCTTGAAGGTAAGTTGAGAATGCCAATTCACATTTCTTACATATCAAAATACATTCTAAAGAAAACTCAAGAGGAAACTAAAGAAATTCTTGAACAAGCTATCAATGATGGTGTTATTGAAGAAAGTCCTTTAGCTAAAGAATATTATCAATTGAAGAGAAAATGAGTGAATTAGTTAATCATCCACAACATTATGGTGGTGAAAATAATCCTTATGAGGTTATTAAAATTGCGGAAGCTACAGGATTAGACCAAGACGCTTACCTATTCAATGTGTTGAAGTATATTGTTAGAAGTGGTAAGAAAGATGGTAATCCGCCCGTTCAAGATTTGAAAAAAGCATTGTTCTACTTGGACAGAAGAATTAAAGTATTAGAAGAAGATAATGGAGTTAAATAAAATTTATAATAATAATTCCGTGGAGTTCATGTCGAACGAAATGGAAGAGTCCTCAGTAGACCTAATTGTAACATCACCACCTTATGGTGTTGGTATCGACTATGATAATTGGAATGATGATATGGTCTTTGAGGATTATATGAAATTTACTCGTGAGTGGTTGACTGCGGCTTACCGTGTTTTAAAAGATGACGGTAGAATTGCTTTGAACATTCCTTATGAAATTAACCGACAAGACAAAGGGGGTAGAATTTATGTATCTGCTGAAATTTGGATGATAATGAAAGAAATTGGTTTTGGTTTCTTTGGTATTGTTGACCTTGAGGAAAGTTCACCACATAGAAGTAAGACAACAGCGTGGGGTAGTTGGATGAGTCCATCTGCACCATACATCTATAACCCTAAAGAATGTGTAATCTTAGCATACAAAAAACATTCAAAGAAAAAAGTTAAGGGTACACCACAATGGATTGGTGAATATCAAATGGTACCAAACGAAAAGATTGAAGGTGAATTCAGAAAGAAGTTGGTATATGAAGATAAAGATAAAAAAGATTTTATCTCATTAGTGTACGGACAATGGAACTACTTTGCGGACACACAACAAAAGACAAAGGCAACCTTTTCATTAGACATACCGTACAGAGCTATTAAGATTCTTTCATACAAAGAAGATGTTATCTTTGACCCATTCAACGGTTCAGGTACAACTTGTTTAGCTGCCGAGATGTTAGGAAGAAATTGGATTGGTTCTGATATCTCTGAAGCTTACTGTAAAGTTGCGAGAGGAAGAATTAATGAATATAAACTTAATCAACAGCAATTGGAGATTGTACTCGATGAACATTCAAAACATTAAAGTAATTGATAAAGATAGTATTATCATTACAACTACAGATGGTAAAGAACATTTATTTGAAAAAAATAAACTAGAAAGACCACTAAGAAGTTGGTATGATAACATATTGGCGGCGGCAGTATCTCTAACACATGGAACCTCTCGTAAATGAGAGGTTTTTTGTTAATCAGTATATTTATTGTTAAACGTTTTTGTATATGAAAAAAGTAATAAGATTAACTGAATCACAACTTGAAAATATTATTCGTAAAGTAATTGCCGAGCAGGAAGATTATGCACCTCCTGGTGGATGGAACAAAGAACAACTTCAGTATCATGAGCAGGAAGCTAAAAAATTATTTAGCTCTGTTAAACCTGAGATGGGTGGTAAATTTTGTTTTTCAATAAAACAAGACCCAAACTCAGTTATGGAAGAATTAAAAAGAAGTGTTAGAACTAGTGGTTCTAAAGGTAAGAGTTTGTATAAAATAAAAAATGGTGACACACCTGATGGTATTAAATCCATGGCTCCAAATTATGATGTTGAAGGTGTTAATTCAAAATCGTGTAATATAGATAAACCAAGAATTGGTGATATTATTATAATACAAAGGTAAAATGAAAAGAATAATTAAAGAATCGGGGTTAAGAAACATCAAGGCACTTGCTGAAAGATACCCTAAAGCTAAAATTTATTTCCACCAAGATTTGGATGGAGTGACAACGGCTTTAGCGATGAAAAATTATTTAGAAGATAATGGAATTAAAGTTGTAGATTCTGAAATTATTCAATATGGAGATAAGGAGTTTGCGGTTAAAAAACAAGATGCTGAAGGTGATACGATGCCAGTTCTTGTTGACTTTGCACATGGTAAACCAATGTTTGTTATTCACACTGACCACCACGATTCCCAAAGTGGTGTTGAGGGTGGAACTGCAACATCATTCAGACCATCACGTTCAAATGTTGCAACACTTTCACAAGTAATGTCACCAAAAGAGATTTTCCCATCTGAAGATATAACATTAATTTCAACTGTGGATTCTGCTGACTTTGCAAGATTTGGTTTAAAGCCAAAAGATATAATGAACTTCATATTCCAATTGGATAAGAATGAGGACCTACAAAAAAACAAATTTGCTTTAGGACTGGCAACAAACAAATTGTTGTTAGCATATAAGAACAAACCTAAGTTTTTAGAGGAATTGGTTATGACATCACAACCATCTTTATTAAACATTTATCAAAACATTAAAAGGATTGCAAACGAAAGAGGTTATGCGACACCTGAACAAATGGCAACAAACCAAATGGGATATGTTGAAGCACAAAAACAAAGTCCTAATGTTAAATATGAAGATGGTATTATTGTACAATATGGTGGAGGTTCAATGATGAAACCTGGTTCGTATGACCGTTACACACCATTTGAAAATAATCCTGAGGCGGATTTCTTAGTGATTGCGTGGCCAATGGGATTGGTACAAGCATCTTGTAATCCATTCAAAAGTGAAAGGGAACTTAAAGGTGTTAACTTAGGTGAGATTGCACAAGAGGTATTGGCGAAATGGGAGTCACAATTAAGAGATAAGATTATACCACTTTCAACAATTAAATGGGTATCTGAAACATCGGCTAAAGAAGGTTCAGTTGGATTCACAAATGCAGATTTAGAAGCGTTCTACGGTGATAAGATTCGTTCAATTGAAGGTGGTGAACAAAAGATGGAACAGTTAAAAGAAATCATGGATATTCCATCGAGTAAATTGACTGACGAACAGTGGGAGGTACTTGACCGTTTGGGTGTACCGGCTTGGGAAATGATTCAAGCAAATTCAGGTGGACACAAATGTATTACAAACATTTCAGCACTTAATTATTTTGGTAGAAGTAAGAGACCACCTCAAGGTACTTACAGATACGATAGTGAGAGGGAAGATGCACCTTACGTTAAATTTGCAAAAATGATTCAAGCAGAGTTCGTAAGACAACTAAAAGAAAAAATACAACAGAGTAAATCAGAATAATGAAAAGGAGATTTTATCTCCTTTTTTTATGCCAAGTTCAGAACAAGTACCACCAGGCAATTCAACAACTCGGTCACCATAACCACAATAACTTGTACAATCATCTCCACTACAAGGAGGACAGTTTTCGTGAATCTCAGTTATAACATCATTGTGAACCATAATAATATCCAAATTTTCTAAACAGTTCTTCATCCAAAAACATTGATTCTCTGTACGTGGCATCAAAAAATACATACCATTAAAAGATTCATCAAATTTTTGGTTCATCATTCCTTTTTTTACTGCTTCAGGAGTGACTGCCAGTTTGACTTTGAAAATATTATCGTTTACAATTAACTTCATAAACATAAATATAACGATAATAAGAATTAAGATGAACAGTTTACTTTACAACGCGTTGGTCGCTAAGTACGAATCAGATAAGGCACAAGCTTTAGCTACCCTTGAAATTTATTTCAAAAACTCCGTAGGTATCGGAGAACACCCACAACAAATTGAAGAGATGGATAAAATGGTTGACCTTTTGGCAAGTGCCGAAGACAAACTTACCGCTCTTAAAGACAACTTCACTGGTCACGGAGAATACAAATATTAAAAAAAATTACTTCAGGTACTTGACAGGACAAATTTTTTTTATACCTTTGTATAACTTTTTAGAGAATAGGTGATATTTATAACTTACCCTACTGATAAAAAAAATCAGAAATTTTTTAAAAAGTATTTGACAAACCCAAAACTTTGTTGTAAGTTTGTCAGACCAAAAACAAAAAGATGAGAAATCATCTTAACGTTCTTACACTTATGGTAGGTTGGTCTAATCAACTAACGAAAAGCTTAGGGAGCAATCCCATTCGAGAACCCCTTTTCGACTATAGTTAGTTAATTAGCCATCGGCGGTTTAGCGTCGTCAGATAACCCCTGTGAGGGGACTAAAGGGACTGAAAGGAGATTAGCATCTCGTGGATGTTCGCAGGACTCAGGTCTTGACAACTAAACAAAGTGACTACGGTTACGACCCCGAGGGCAACTGCTGGGGGGTTTTAATCACTCTGAGTCCGTGGAATATCAGAGTTGAGGTGGAGACACCAATAGGAAAAGTCACAGGTGACGGTTCGACACTCACTGCTATGAGTTGTAGGGCTGGGTACCAGTCTCAGGGGTTTCCTAGTCGTTAGAAAGACAACGAAGTCCTGACAGACCGTGGACTGGCAGGTTCACAGGGTGGTGTGAAGCATTTTGTTTCCAAAAGAAACGAAACTTCTCCCGAAGCACATCGTCCATTTTTCCACAATTGCTATCTTAATTATGAACAATTAAAGACAAGCAAAAGTTCTTCGGGCGTTGACAGTGAAAGGTGTCTAATACTTCAGACATTGGTCAATGAAGTCATCTGTGAGACCGCAAGTCCACTGATGTCAATCACGAAATACCTGGTGGGACGGCCATCCCTTAGGGAGCTCGCAAGGCTTCACAGAGTAGAGTAACGGTTGAGTAGCTGGCAACGAAAAGAGTGGTACACTTAAAATACCGACACTGACTTGATACTACGGGCAATCGTAGTGGATACGTGAGGAACTGAATCTAAGGATAATCTCACAAAAGACAGGTCACATAAACGTGTAATCTCAGCGTTATATCATACACCTTCCTTAACCTCAGATTAACCTCTGAGGTTTTTTTTTGCCTTGATTTGTTTGTTTTAAATATTTTGTTTATCTTTGTATAACAAAATAAGAAAATCATGGCAGTTCAAAAATACATCCACATCATCCACCCTAAGTTTGGTGAGTTAGTACAAGAAACTTTTGTTGACGATGTACAATTCCGTTTGTTTCTTCAGTTGGTACATTCGTGTATCGAACTTGGTCAGGACCTGACTAGTTTCAACGCTCGTGATTTCTTGATTCACATTCCTCATAGTTTGTTGAAGGAGAGTATTGTGATTGGTAATACCAAAGAGATGTCTTTGGCTGAGTATGTTGTCAAAAAATCTAAAATGGAGGCGTGATGAAATTTCAAATTGGTGAACAAGTAAGAGTCATTTCTAATAAACTTGTTGAGATAATTTCTGAACACGAAAATATTGGTGGTGTTGATGTATATTACACTTTGGGTGGAAATTCATACTCAGTTGAACAAATAGATAGATACTATCCAAAATATTATAGTGATATTGTTGAAAGGTTTAGTCGGATGTTTAACTTTACCGTAAAAATTAAAGACCCTGAAGCTTTGTCTAAAGAAGCTATGAAGAATCGTATTTTAAAAAGAATGGAAGATGAAAAACGTAAGTAATATTTTAAAAAACATAACTTTATTCACCTTGATTGTTTTTTTGGTGATATTAAGAATAGTTTATTTATTTGTTGTAAATTACTATCCATACATTATTTTAGGTGTTGTTTTATATATGGCCTTTAAGTATCGTAATTTTCTTACTAAGGTTATCGTAAAAACATATTCTAAAATTAAAAATTTTAAAAGTGTTTTACCAAAAAATGAAGTTGAAACAATCCAAGAGTTAATCAATGAGATTAAATCGAAGGGTAAACTAACTGACAAAGACCGTAATAATATTGATTTGTTAAACATTAAACTAAAACAATTGCAAAGTGTATAAGATAGGTGAATCCATTGTTATTCCCGAAACCAAACAGATAAAGGTTATTGAGGAAATTGAGGTATATGATAATGATGTTGTGATTTACACAACAGATGGTCATGGATATGGTATAGCTCAGTGTAAAAGTGTTTTAGATGCTTACACTGAGGAAGTTAATAAAGTTGTAAATAAATTCAAAATATGAAGAACGAAAGTATTATTAATCCTGAACTTTATTCCAAGATTAAGGGGAATAAAATTAAATATGATAAAGAATTCAAAGATTTCAAACACATGCCAAATCAACGATGGCATAAGATTATAAGTTTTATTAAATCAGGTGTAAGATTGGTTGGATATGGATTTATTCCCTTTAGCTTGACTGTTGCCTGTATTATTCTTATCATTAGTGAAGTTATTGGAATCATTGAAGAAATGGTTTAATAATCCCGAAAGGGTGGTGGAGTTGTCCGAATTATTCCGATTCGGTCCCAATAGGTCAGATTCGTCTGACCTTTTTTATTATATAAGATATTTATCAATAAAGAAATTGACTATGGCAAACATTATTTTAACAGAAAGTCAAATTGAGAAACTCAAAAGAAAACTTAACGAAAGTAAGGATGGTTCGTACATGGCCAAACAACAATTATTTACAATCGCCACGCTAGCACAAAAAATGTGGGAAATGTTAGATGAAGGTGAGGAGTTAGATGATTGGATGGAGAGTAAAATAGCCCAAGCTGAACAAAGCGTAGTTGCGGTTGTGAAAGCTTATATGTATGATGAGGTTGAGGACTCAATGGGTGGTATGGAAAAATTGGATTATAGCGATTTAGTTATCGGAAATTAATCCTACAAAACAAATTATTTAATTGATAATTTATAACCTTCTTCTTATTATTAAGTAGAAGGTTTTTTTATTATGAACAACATTGACATACAATATCAAACACTGTTAAAGACAATTTTAGAATACGGTGTAGAGAAAAAAGACAGAACAGGTACTGGAACTAAATCAATCTTTGGTTATACAATCCGTCACAACATGCAAGATGGTTTCCCATTGTTGACAACAAAGAAGATGGCTATTAAGACCATGATGACTGAATTAAAGTGGTTCCTCAAAGGAGATACAAACATTAAGTATTTGGTTGAAAATGGTTGTCATATTTGGGATGGAGATGTTTATAAGAATTATGTAAAGACAATTGAACCTATGGTTGAGTTTGATAATGGTAAACCGATTCTTATGGAAGAATTCATCAACAAAATTAAAACCAATGATGAGTTCGCTCAAGTGTGGGGTGAGTTAGGTCCTATCTACGGTAGACAATGGAGAGAATGGAAAACACAAGTTGCA